CATAAAATGGATAAGGTACGTGTAACCGATCTAAAGTTAAAATTTTATCATCCGCGAACCAAATTTCAATCTGAAATAGGAGACACAACAAATGTCTTTTATGATTTGAATTTGGATGGTATTTGTGGATCCCTTCTGGTGAATACTGACGGTTTTGTTTTAGGCCACCATGTTGCAGTGGTGACCTCAAACAGAACAGAATTTGGAACGTCGCGTATTTTCTCAAAGGAAACCATAAACGCCTTGCGCAAGTATTTTAAAACTCCTCCAACGAACAATGTTAGTCTTTCTATAGACAAGCATGTTCTTCCCTCAGCCGTAACTATTGACACAAAGAATTTTGCATATATTCCAACCGATTCCAGCTACTCCAAATCGCAAATATTTGGAGTTTTTGATGAACTACGAAAACCCGCTCAACTGAAACCGCATGCCTCAAAAGATGGTATACTTGATTTGACTTCAACTTCATTTCAAGTGTCCAAAAATATTGATTTAACACCATTCCCTTTTGTTGAAAAATGTATGAAAGAGATTTTGCCACAGAAATCAAATACTTTTTTCGATGAACGTGCTGTTGTTTTAGGAGATAATAACTTAAACCGTATTGACCCTAAAACTTCAGTTGGCCATGGATTAACAGGAACCAAACACGACTATCTTGATTACGAAAACGGAAAAATAAAACCAGCAATGAAACAAATTATTATTGATTTATTGGAAAAAATTAGATTAGGAACTTTTAAATATGATACTTATTTTGTAACTACCTTAAAGGATGAGCTGAGAAATCTCAAAGACGATTCTTCTCCAAAGGATCCGAGAGTTTTTACAGCCGGTTCTTTACAATTAACTATTTTATATCGCATTTATTTAGGAACTTTATTTTCTTCTATTTTTACTGATCGCAAACGTAATGGAATAATGGTTGGCATTAATCCGTTCAGTGAAGAATGGGGCGAACTTGTTAAGCTCCATGCTTCATTGAACGAAACTATGAACTATTCGTTTGATGGTGATTATGAAAAATGGGATAAAAATATGTTACCACAGTTTCAACGTCTTTTAAATAAGATCGTTAAAGACTGGTTTTTATCACATGATCATAACCGACTATCGCTCGAATTGCTTAATAGTATTTTGTCAACCAATTACTCTATTGCAGATAACGAAAAATTTTTTGATTTATTATTAGAGTTAATTATATCTACACCTTTACTTACTTATGATTTATCTTATATTAAAAGTCATGGTATGCCATCAGGTATTGCCGTGACCACTTTTTTTAATTCTTTAATTAACAAAATGTATACTTCTTATGCCTTTTATTTATTATTTAATCAACAATCTTGTAACAAGGGTCGTGTACCACTAGTTAGCGATTTCATTTACGGAATTGTTGACACTGTGTACGGTGATGACAAGCTCACTACTGTTCGCGAAGATCTTCAATGGTTTAACGCCCTAAGTTACAAGCAAATTATGGATGAAATTTCAATTGGATTTACTTCAGCTGAAAAAACTAAAATCACTCAACCTTTTAAAAATTTTTATGACTGTTCTTTTTTAAAACGTACTTTTTATTATCACCATATTCTTAATAGGTATGTTGCACCTCTGGAGATACGATCCATGTGTAGCACACTGAATTATGTCAAAGATGAATTTCGCAATGAGGAATTAACTCGTATTAAATGTCAAAATTTTCAACGCGAGGCATTTTTACATCCAGCTCCTTATTATGACAATTTCATGTCCAAACTCAAGACAAAGTTAGATCAAACAAATTTTTATGTGCCATTTTTGACAGATGAAGTTTTGGTTGATCTTTACAATGTTGGAGAGTTTGGAACTGGAATTGAATTCACC